CCGGGGTTCAAATCCCCGCAGCTCCACCAAAAGTAAATTAAACGATGTTTGCGAAACAAAGGAGGAATCTATGTTTGCAGATAAAGAAGTTTTTAAGCAGTATAAGAAAGACAAGGGTCTGGAAAGGCGCGCGTTTCTAAATGAGTATAAAATAAGCAGAGGATGCGAAATTTGTGGTTTTAATAAACATCCACAAGCATTAGCATTTGATCATTTGGATCCTAGCACAAAGCATCCAAAATATTCTGCTAAACAACTTACTCGTTGGGGTATGGAAATGTTGATGGAAGAAATCAGTAAGTGTAGAATTTTATGTCATAACTGTCATGCAATTCACACATATGACAACGACCATCACAATCTTCATAACCTTTAATTTACTTTTGGCGGGGCTGACTAGGGATCGACAGGTGTTGAAAGCAAGTGGAGATTACCGTGTTGGCCTACGTTATTCAGCCAAAATTACAACTGCAAACACAAACGCAGCTCCTGTAGCTTACGCTCTCGCAGCATAATCTACTTGGGTGGGTCACCGACCTCGAAACAGAACTGGTGACACTCACACCAACCAACTCAAAGGAATACAAAATGAAAAAGTTTCTTCTTGCAACTGCAGCTGTTCTCTCGATGACTTCTGTAGCTTCCGCCATGGATTTCGGCAATGGTCTCGCTCTTGACACTGAACTTGTTACTGAATATAACACCGACACCACCGTCTTCACTTCTGTTCTAACTCCACGTCTTGCTTATGCACCTATCGAAGGTCTTGGCATCTGGGCTGAAACCGATCTTGCTATCTATGATGGCGACGACTTCATTCAGTTCAATAGCTCCGCATTTGAAGGTGCAGTTCTTGGTGCAACCTACGTCCCAAGCATTAACCTTGGTAAAGTAAGCGCAGAAGCATACCTCGAGAATAACTTCGATGGCAGCTTCGAGTACATTGACAGCGTCGTCGGCGTTTCTCTTAGCTTCTAATCCAAAAGAATTATAGCAAAAAGTAAAAAGGAGGGTTTCGCGCCCTCCTTTTTTTATAAATACTGACGAGGAGGATCCCTAATTGGATTTTTTAAGTTTAGTATCAGACGTAGGGTTTCCAATTGCAGCTTCTTTAGCAGGAGGCTTCTTTGTGTTCCTCACGCTACGATTTATACTTGCTGGAGTTCTAGATAGTATAAAGACACAACGCGGGTTTGTTATGGCTTTGGACAATAGAGTAAAGACCATGAACAATGAACTCGTTCGTATCGATGTTCAAATGTGTAATGCCTTTGGTGTAAAGCCAGATTTAGACAGAATTGCAAGAGCCGACGGGCAAAAAGACGCAAGAAAAGACTAAAGAGAGCGGATTAGAATTTGGATATCGCAGCAGCAATAAGTCAGTATGGTTTTCCCATCATAGCCGCCTTCGGCTTAGGCTATTTCATTTATTATATTTGGACGTGGGTGACCGAAGAGGTAGATCCAGTTGTCGGTGAATCCCATATGACTCTCATCGCTCTTATTGATAGAATAAGAATGTTAGACAATGATCTGATAAGATTGAGAACGAAGCTTGACATGATTCTTGAGAGACAAGAAGAACTCAGAATTTCCAAAGATACGATAGAAGTTCTACCTGAAAAAGAAACTCCTAAGTTAGAAAAGAAATAACAACCATCGACTCTTTATAATGCCATTCTTGATTTTGTTATGATAACAGAGGAAAGAAAGCATGATAAAGAGACTGCTTATAACATCTTTATGTTTAAGTACGCCTGCATACGCTGAAGTTTTTGAATTCAATAGCCCAGCGTTTAGCGGAAACGGATATAGTACACACGTACTTACAATTCATCAGTTAGAGCAACAAAGAAAAGACAAGATAATAGCAACGTCTACAAATTTCAAAACAACCTTGAATCAAGAATATACGCACAGCTCTCGCGTCAGATAGCGGATAACCTATTTGGCGAAGGCGGTGGTGCTGTCGTTGGAGAATGGACAGAAGTCGAGACACCATTTGGTGACAGAATAAAGTGGATGCGTGGAACAGACGATAGAATATACATAGAAGTCTACGACTCAAACGGAGACTTAGCATCCAGCTTTGATGTACCAGTAGGGGAGTTTGCATTCTAATGAAAAAGATAGTATTATCACTCTTATTCGCAGGTCTCGTTGCTGGCTGCTCTACCACAGTGAATCGAATACCAATTGAATCACCAAAGGCCGTCGTGACAGAGAAAGATTTCATTAATCTTCCGCCACCAGCACAGGGTGCGATGGTCGTTGCGGTGTATTCGTTCGAAGATAAGACAGGTCAGAGACTACCGAGCGAAAAACTTGCTAACATCTCGACTGCAGTTACACAGGGTGCAGAACAATACGTGATCAAAGCATTGCGTGATGCTGGAAACGGAACTTGGTTCCGAGTTGTAGAACGTGTAGGGTTAGAGAACCTAGCACGCGAACGTCAGATTATACGTCAGACGAGAGAAGAAGTTGGTGACGAAACTCCTTTATCACCTATGCTATTCGCAGGAGTAATCGTTGAGGGAGCAATCGTTGGCTACGATTCAAATACATTAACCGGTGGCGCAGGTGCAAGATACCTTGGCATAGGACCTAGCACTCGTTACACTGAAGATGTGATCACTGTCTCAATGCGAGCTGTTTCTGTAAAATCTGGTGAAGTTTTAACAAGTACAGCAGTATCAAAAACCGTATTAAGTACAAGTACAAATTTAGGTGTTTTCAAGTTTATAGAGGCAGGTACTGAGAACGTCGAACTTGAAATTGGTAATTCACAGAACGAACCTGTGAACCATGCAGTAAGACTCGCGATTCAGGCCGCAGTTGTTGAAATGATCAAAGAAGGTGCCGAGAACGGCTACTGGGCTTTCAAACAATAACAAAAGGAAATAACTCAAATGAAAAACCTATTATTAACTTCTGCTCTTATGATAGGAATCGCGGTTCCATCATTCGCAAGCGAAGTTTATATCGACCAGGCTGGAAATAGTACTAACGTAAACGTACTTCAGCAAAATGGAAACAACAGAATCAACACCGATGCGGCTCCTATGATCGTGAACGGTAACGACATCAACGTCGAGATTGTTCAAGATGGTGACGGAAACATTGCTGACATCTTTATTCAAGTAAGTGCTAACGACACGAACTATGAATATCGTGTTGAAGGTGATCTAAACGAAGTGCTTTCAAATATCAGTGGCGGAGTCGACAATAATTTCGTCGCAGCCGTCATAGGTAACGATAACGTGATCACTCTATGTAAAGATTACATTAACGGTAACTGCAGCGGTATTCAAGTCAACCTCACAGATACTACACTCAATCTTACTGGTAATAATAACGAAATCAACTTTGCATTGAATGCTCCTGATGCAACCAACGTGTTCAACGTCGGCCAGACAACACCAAGTGATTTCAACGTGATTAATCTTACTCAGACTACATCTACAGGACATATCGTAAATGTTGACATAGATGGAGATACTAACACCGTGGATATCGTTCAGCACTAATATGTGGAGAATCTTATTCATCGTAATGATGATCATTCCCAACTTCGCGATTGCCGAAGTTGGGACCGTGACTGATTTCAAAGGAAATGCAGCTGAAGCCAGAAGAGACAGTGATAAACTCACTGTTGAGATGGGCTTTGGTGTTGAAATGTTAGATCAATTAATTACTGCTAATACTCGGCTCGGCCTAACATTTGAAGATGGCACGCGAGTTGAAATTACAGAGCAGAGTGAGCTAGTGATTGATGATTTTGTGTACGATCCAAACACGAGCGCTGGTAAGATGTCGATGGAGGTTGCTCTTGGAACAGTTCAGATGACATCTGGTCTGCTAGCCAAAACTAGCAGAGAGAACGTCGACATCCGCACGCCAACGGCAAGCATTACGGTCAGAGGAACAGACTTCTCTATGACGGTTGACGAGCTTGGTCGCAGTCTAATCATTCTCCTACCTAGCTGCCCAGACGAAACTCTCAATGAAGACGAATGCCCAGTCGGATCCATCTCAGTGAGTACTGATGGCGGAACCGTGATGCTAAATGAATCTTATCAAGCAACTATGGTGTCTCACAGCGGGCTATCTCCGGCGGATCCTCGTAAACTTCTTTTAGATCAATCAAACATCAATAACAATCTTATCATAGTTCCTCCATCAGAATTTCCAGGCGGATTTTCTAACGATGAAGAAGAGGAAGAGATACGAACCGAACTTGATGTTGATCTCTTAGAGAATGAAGAACTCTCTGAAGACTTGCTTGCTGAAGATGAAGAATTAACGACCAACTCGCTTGACGTAAACAGAGTGAATAACACTTATTTGGATAATCTTCTAGAAATCAACGTGGCATCTCTTGAGAGTATGCTAGAAGAGGAAGAAAGCGAAGTACTACCTAACATTAAGAACTTTCCATGGATACGCGCAGTCGTGAATGAAGAGTTCATGTTATTAGATTCTGATCGTTCACCGCATATATCAATGCTGACAACAAGTTTAGATACGAACGGAACGTATAACGTAACTCAGGATGGAGTATTTGCGGTTGTACAAATAAACGATGGAGGAACGAATGTTTCTATCACTACTATCCAGACTCAGTAGCGCGATACTCGTTTACCTTATGTTCGTTAGTATTGCCGCTGCGGCTATCACTGACTTAAAGCTCAGCACTGCGCAGATATTCGACGTGCAGTGGTATATTTCCGGCGGAACACTGCATGCGAGCGGATTTAACTATATCTTTGCGAGCGTGAACTATGCTACTCAGACTAATTCGGCTGCTAGATGGACAGCTGCACAAACTGCAGACGCAAACAGTAATGGCAGATACATTGGGTTCTTTAATAGTACAACCAATCCTGGCACCTACGGTATGGCCGTGTTCAATAGCGACGGCACAAGATACAAAATAATTAACAACACAGGCTCGTTTCGAGCATTAGCCAACGGAGCGATCTTCTATAACGGCAACGGTATGTGGGGAACTCTCATCACTACCGGTCAAGGATATAGTCTTGGTCAAAGCGGTTCGTGGTCTGTCACTCAAGATAACCCAACGAATAGTCAACTTCAAGCGTATGTTCCACCAAGCTCAACGCCGTTGGCTGCGGGACAGACTGCGCCACCACCTGCTGTCGCAACTCCAATCTATAATAACAGCTCGAATGTTAACATAACCAATCACTATCCTACGAGTAATAACAGCCCATCGGGTGAAGGTGCTTCGCAAGCGTTTGATAATAATCCAAACACAAAGTATCTAAACTTTGATAAGAAAAACGCTGGTGTTACTATTAAACTAAACGCTGGGCGAGTGGTAAACGAGTTTACACTTACCACTGCGAATGACTTCTCAGGAAGAGACCCGACGAGTTATAAGCTATACGCAAGTAACGACGGTGTAAACTGGACGTTGATTCAAGAAGGTGCTTTATCACTTAGTAACGATAGATTCTGGACCAGTCCTAAAATTCCAGTCACAAACAGCAATGCGTATGTCTACTATTACATATTCTTTCCCACGACTAAATCCGGAGACGGCTGTGGTTTGAACTGTGACAGTATGCAGATTGCAGAAATTACATTCTACTACAATTCAGGCAACACAACAACATCAACGGCGACTGGTTCAGGATCTGTATCAAACCCAGGATCTGCTCCAACCCCGGTTTACTCGTCAGGTATCAATCCTTCACAGGCGATGAGAAGAGCGGCCAACCTTGCTTTGACGAACGGTCATAATGCAAATGTAAATATTGTTGGAAACGACAATGATGTTCAGATCCAACAGATTGGTGGAAGCCATTATGCTATCTTAAATATCGATGGTGATAACAATAGCACAGATATTTTACAGACAACAACTACATCATCTAGACACTATCTAGAGGCTGACATCATCGGCAATGGAAACAGCCTAATACTACAGCAAAGAGAAACTGGAAAAAACATGTTCTTAAACGTTAACGGAAACAGCAATGATCTGTCCGTGAACCAAAAAGGAACTGGGAACCATTATTTAAATCTAACGTTAATTGGGAACGATCATAATGCTAGCGTAATTCAGGATGGAAGCGGCAGTCATGCTGCGACTGTTCAGTTAGAGAACGGTGGCGGAGCATGGAATTTTATTCTAAACCAGTCCGGATCAACTTCTAAGACATACAGTTTGCCACATAGTATGAGCGATGGAAGTACTGTATCCGGAGTATGTAATGTTTCTGCGGGGTGTAACTTAACAGTGAATCAGTAGCGAGGAAATTAAAATGGATTTAATATACGGAATAGCATTGAGTTTTCATTTAGACTTTGAACAACATTACAATAGCATTCATCCTCATATCCGTTTACAAGACGATAGTTTTATCGCCGGCGCTTATTATAACAGCGAAGATGCTTTAAGCGCGTACGCCGGTGTTCAAATAACACGATCCAAGTGGAACCATGAATTTGGCGTAGTGTCTGGATACGGCAATTACGAAGTGCTTCCTTTTATCAGAACAACATACGATTTTAATGATAATGTAATAGGTTACATCACACCAGGATTTGAAAACAATAATGTTGGCATCGTCTTTGGTATAGAATTACAGAACTCTAAGTAGAATAAGATATATAGATTAATAGTTAGTCAAAAGGTTTACAGATGGATATATCGAAACAAGTAAACGAACTTCGTATGAGAATTGCAGAAGAAAAAAGAAAGTGGGGATTTGATGAAGAGACCCCTTCGATAAAAAGAGAGCCATCTAAGAAAGTTATTAAAGATACGCCAAATGAGTCGGATGATTTAAAGGCAAAGCTGCTTGGATTAAAGAAGCGATAGCGAATGAAATTTTAAGAAAGAAACGAAAATGATGAAGAAGATATTGTTATCACCTATTTGGAGTTTATTAGTACTCGGATTATTGTGTATGCTGTTTGTAAGTAACCCCGGTTTCTTAGAAAGCATAAAGCTTAGATATTTTGACCAATTGATAGTGAATCAAGAACCGGTTCAAAACAATATCTACACTGTGAATATTGATGAAGCTGCGATCGAAGAAAAGGGTCAGTGGCCATGGCCTCGAGGAGAATATGCAGCATTAATCGAAGATCTATATGCTAGGAATGCAGGACTCGTCGTGTTCGGCGTCCTGATGAGCGAGAAGGATCGCTTCGGTGAAGACTATAAGTTGACTGAGACTCTACAAAAGAACCCAGTCGTTCTTAATACAGTCGGCGGTGATCGAACCGTGAACGAACCGATCAATCCTGGTGCAGCAATCATTAACTCTGAGTATCAGGATCTCATTCTTTCGTATCCTGGCGTCATTGCAAACATTCCTGAGCTTGAGAAGTTTGCTATTGGATCCGGTATCGTTAATACACTTCCTGAACCCGATGGTGTCACAAGACGTGTTCCACTCGTTATTGAGTCTGAAGGTGTTTTGTATCCAAACTTAACACTCGAGGTTCTTCGAGTTCTTGCTGGTGATCCAAGCTTTCAGATACGTCTTTCGCCACTTGGAGTTGATAAGTTAAGAGTTCCACAGTTTGGTCCTATCTCAACGGACGAACTTGCGAGAGTATGGATCGACTGGAGTCAAAAGTCAATATCAGTAAGTGCGACAGATCTTCCTGAAGACTTCGGTGGTGCGGTGGTGTTTGTAGCTCCTACGGCTGCAGGTATCAATAACCCGATAGCGACTGCAGCTGGTCAAGTATGGCCGCACGATCTTCAAGCTGCTCTATTGGGAACTGTATTCAACGGTACGAATATTGAGAGACCGGCTTGGGCACCAGGTATGGAACTCATCGCATTCAGTATCGCAGGTTTACTTCTGATAGCATTAGCGAGATGGACCTACGTCGGTCTAGCATTCTTTGCGGTAGTTGTCGTAGCAAGCATTGCATCAAGTATGTATGCGTTCGCTGAATATAAGATGCTTATCGACGGCGTTATAATTCCAGCCGGATTACTGCTCGTTGGTCTAATTCGTTATGCTGTAAAGTTCATAGACGAATTCCTACAGAAGCAAGCGATTAAGAAACAGTTCGGAGGATATGCTTCACCTGAGGTTGTTGAGATCCTACAGAAGAATCCAGATTTAATTAAAAAAGGCGTTAAGAAAGAAGTTAGTATTCTATTCTCTGATCTTCGTGGCTTTACTCCTTTAGGCGAAAGTTTTGGTGATGATGTTGCTGGTCTTACAAAGGTAATGAATGGATACATGGATGCAATTACACAGCCAGTTCTTGACTCTAGTGGTATGATTATTAAGTACATTGGTGACGCGTCAATGCACATACATAACGCTCCTATCGACGATCCGCATCATCCTAAAACCGCTGTCCAGTGTGGATTGGACATGCTTAAGGCCGTAGAAAAATTTAATAAAGATGTTATCATACCTCAAGGTCGCCCACCCGTAGGCATGGGTGCCGGCATTAATACCGGTCTTGGTTATATTGGGGAAATGGGCTCAACTAAACGCCACAGCTATGACGTGTTAGGTGACAGCGTATCAACCGCTGCTCGCATTGAAAGCAAATGTAAAGAATACGGCTGCTTGCTATTAGTTGGTGGTGCAACCGTTGAACATTGTAAAGATGACTTCTTTTTCCTTAAGATAGATGATCTAGCAGTAAAAGGTAAAACTGTAGGTATTTCAATTTACACGGTACTAGATGATGTTCAGCCGAGTTATATTAGCAACAAAAAAATTCACGATGCGATGCATGAACTGTATCTAAGACAAAAGTTTAGCGAAGCTATTGAACTTTGCCAAAGCCTTAGACACTGTTTCGATGGAAAAATGGATAAGTATTATGATATGTGGATCGAGCGTTGCGAATATATGAAAACTCAAAAACTTCCAAAAGATTGGAACGGAGTATTCATAGCAACTTCAAAATGATGATAAATATTATATCACACCACAAAGGATTTCAAAAATGCTAAACGTAAATTACTTTATAGACTTCGTTCAAGAAACAAAGAGACAGTTCGTAAGATCAACTGTCTCTGATGAAAAAATCAAGGCTGGGCTGCTGAATTTTATTGACAAACAGACAGAACTGAGTAAAATAGTAACTAAGAACTTTGAAGAATTCAGTAAGATTGGTATTGATGCAATAACGAGTAAAGGAAATATTTGTAAGCCATGAACAATTTGAGAGAGCTCACGAAAGAAGAGCACAGAAGAGCAGAACGAACTGCTTTTATGAATAGAATGTTAAAGAAAAAACTTACACCTTATCAGTATTACACGTACTTGAAGAATCAGTTACTTATGTACGTTACTCTAGAGTATTATGCGACAGAAGTAGGAATCTTCGGAGAGGATATCTTCGGCATATTAAGGTCGGCTGCTATCCTCGAAGATATTACGATCATGGAGTCAGAGTCCGAGATCTCGTTAAAAACTGCCCCTACTCTACCCGCCGCAACTGCTTATGTAGAATACATTCATAAGATTAAAGAAGATAAAGACAAGCTTCTTGCACATATGTATGTTAGACACATGGGAGACCTTTCCGGTGGCCAGATGATAAAGAAGCTAGTACCAGGACCAACTAACTTCTACGAGTTCGAAAGAGATGTCGATGAATTAAAGACTCTTATTCGAAACAATCTACACGACGGTTTAGAGAAAGAAGCTAAAGTATGCTTTAGCATGGTTCAGAAATTTCTAGAAGAATTGGAGGATTACTTTGGAGGTATGGACCCCGCTGATTCAACTGTCAAAGAAGATTGAAAGTATCTTTGACGATCACTATAGTAGGAACTCTAGCCTAGAACTATTCGATGGATGGAAAGATAATATCTGGAGTTCCAAGTATGTTCGAAAGTGTCACTTAAAGACGATTGACAATAGAGAGTCACAAAAACTCTGGCTTATGCATGTGAATATATTTCCGCACGAGCATTTTAACTTTCCAATCCTTGGTTTCGACATCGTGGCAGGCCCAAGTAAGATCACCGGATCGTTCTTTGACTTCTCTCCAACTACGGACGAAACTCCAGAACACCCATACCTGAGTTATATGAGAGACACGGCGAAGGATCTTTCATGGTCTAAACCTCGTGATCTTCCTGACTGGGCTCAGAGTATCTTCTCAACTTCAATGATCGCGGCAGGTAATTTAAAATCTGAGGAAGAGATCGATCAACTCTCAAAGACCTGCCTTCATCTCGTTGAATACTATGTAACGAATATGAAGAGCAATCTTTACGTCACGAATCCAATAAAGATCACTGAGAGACACAATCAATACTGTAGGAACCAAAAGCTAAATCCGCATCTTCACAGATCAATACTCTCGATGGGTATCTCTGAAAACGATAAAAACAACTACATAGATAGTGTTTTATTCGAGGAGATCTAGCTTGGATGATATAAAAGTAGTTGACATTTATAGAAAAATGGGTTATACTTATATCGAAAGCCGTGACGATGGAGACGGCTTTTTAGATGTTTCGAGAATTGGGTTTTTAGTAAAGTAAGGGATTGCATATGGATAGTAAATTAGTCGAATTAATCATTCGCGAAAATCACGGGATCATGTATTCCGCAAAGATCTATGAAGACTCTGACAACCATCGAGTTGATTACTACAAGAACGATCAGTTGATCGAAACTCGTATCTTCGAGGAAAAGCAAGTAGAAAGAACTCGAGCAGCTGTTTCCAGCTGGTTAGATAATATAAAGGTATTGAAAAGTTAAATGATTGTCACAAGAACAGCAGAAAAGATACATATGGAAATCGCCTCCAAGCTTTCGAACGGCGCTACATATATCGATGCGCTAGTAGAATACGCGAAAGAAAATGACCTTGAGATTGAAACAGTCGCAGAGATCGTTAAGAAATCTTCGATACTCAAGGAAAAAATTCGTGAAGAAGCGGTTGCTGTAAGAATGGTGAAGAAGGAAGAGAATGGTCTCGTTAAATTATGCTAATGAGGAGTCGTTTCGTGTCTATGTCAACTACTTGGCATTGAAGAAACACTTTGAAAGCGATAGCTACGATTATCATAAGTATAATGGTAAAGTGCGCGCGTCCTTTGATAAATTTCAGACACGAAACGACGCGTTTTTCTTTTACAAACTGTCAAAGAGAAACGATCCTACTAAGATTCTACTCGCGAACATTATCCATAATCAAAAGGTATGGATCCGCGATATCGTAGATGAAACAGGTGAGAACATATTCGTCGAATGGGAAAAGAGAGTAGAGTCTCTTACGTATATGTTCAAGAACGACATCAAGAAACTTAAAGAGAACTATCACGACAACTTCGTAGTGAAAGATGGTCAGCATCCATACGTTATGACTCTATACCTACGTAAAGAAATATCGCTCGAGACGTTTTCTATTTTAGCCCGCATATCAAACGTTTATGACCTATGGGAAAAAGAAATAGTTGACAAATTCATCGCGCGCGATATAATAAGGTTATCCAAGAAATATTATCCATTCATGGAAGTGGATCAAAAAAAATTTTCGAAGATTGTGAAAGAACAGTTTTTCGAAGATAAATAGTATTGTGATGGTTGATCCGTCATAAAATTGCAATACATTGTCATACATCGCATACAAGGAGATACACCGATGGTAGATTTTGCTACACTCAAAAATAATCGTTCAAAGTCACTCGACAAATTGAACTCTCAGCTCTCGCAGATTGCACAGAAGAGCTACACCGATCCCAACGAAGGCAAGTTTTGGAAACCATCGCGAGATAAAGCTGGAAACGGCTTTGCGATCATTCGCTTTCTTCCTGCACCAAACGGAGAAGATATGCCATTCGTTCGTTTGTGGGATCATGGTTTCCAAGGTCCGACTGGTCTTTGGTATATCGAAAATTCCTTAACCACAATCAACAAAGACGACCCAGTCTCAGAATTGAATTCTAAGCTGTGGAATTCCGGTGTTGAAGCAGACAAAGAACAGGCTCGCAAACAGAAGCGTCGTCTTCACTACATCGCTAACGTGTACGTGATTAAGGATAGCGCCAATCCCGACAATGATGGAAAGGTTTTCCTTTTCAAGTTCGGCAAAAAGATCTTCGACAAGTTGAACGACTTGATGAACCCGCAATTCGAAGATGAAAAGCCGGTTAACCCGTTCGATCTTTGGGAAGGTGCAAACTTCCGTCTTAAGATCCGTCAGTTCGAAGGTTACGCGAACTATGATAAGTCTGAATTCGACTCGTCTGAGCCTCTGTTCGAAGATGACTCTAAGTTGGAAAACGTTTGGAAATCAGAACATTCTCTGCAAGAAATCGTCGATCCTAAACACTTCAAACCTTACGCAGAGTTGAAGGCAAAGCTTTATCGTGTACTGAACCTTACTGGTGACCAGGTTGACGGTAATCGCAAAGCTGAAGACGAAGTTGATGAAGATCTTGACATGAGTCGTTTCTCAAAGAGCGAATCTC